CTAATGTTCCTACATATTTATCTATGTACGATTCGATAGCTGCCGCGTGTGCTTGGCGTATATCTTCCGATGAGTTAGGTATACCTCCAATTTCTTTTTCTGCTGTAGATAGTTTATTCCAAGTTTTATCAGGTCGATTCATTGAGTAACCTCTATAGCCTCTGCGTTTTAAATAATATAAAAGTCGCGGTTTGTTATTCTCAGCAAGTATTGGCATTCCGTAAAATACTAAAGCCATAAGCACATCTTCAAAAAACATTTCCGCTGTTTGTGGTCTTGCTAAGTATTCTAAAAAGAAAGTATTAGCAGGAGAATCTTCCATGCTAAACTTAGTCAAACCATGAAGCGAACCCTTTGAACCATTACCTCCAACTGTACCCGATATATCGTACGAGTCACAGCCGAAAGCACCAATATGTTCATTACCCGGGTGCCGTATCCCATTTTTTACTATTACGCGGTTTTGCAAATTATAACTAGGAATCCAAGATATATTAAACCTTCCTTCGTTATTTGGTACAAAGATGACACGAGTATCTTGCACACCATTTTCCCATTGAAAGTTTCCTTTAGTTATAACGCCTGAACTTCTTAGGTCCTCGTTATAGTCTATTTGTTCGTATATCTTAACTAAGTTAAATATACTATTTTTTGTTTCGTCTCTGAATGCGTGTTCCTCTGTACGTGGAAACTGACGATAAAATTCATTTAAAGCATCCTGATCTCCTTTTAAACCTTCTGCTTCATTATCCCAATGCTCTATTACGCCAATATCAATATCCTCTCCCATCGGTCCTTCAACTGGTCGTTCTGGTGTATCGAATACAGGTATTCCAAAAGCGTCAATGAATCCTTCGTAATTCCATTCCATAGGTATGAACAAACTATATAGTCCACTGCGAGTCTGTCCATTGCGGTTTCGTTTTGTGACGTCTGAGTCATAATACAACTTTTTAAAGTTTTCACCACCTTTGTCCAGCGCATTGGATGTACTGCCCATCATGCATTTACCAATGATTCGACTTCCTAGTCTTAGACATGTTTTTGTAACACGCCAGTTGTTTAATATATTGTCAGGCTTCTCCCACTTACCACTTTCGTCATGCACTAATAGTGCAAGCTTTTCACCATCGTAAGAGTTATCACCTGTGTTTTTCCAATCTATAGTTGTGTCGAGGCCCTCAAGGATCTCTTTTTCTTTATTCTGTATAGACTTTCTCGTAAGCTTTGACGCCGGTACTCGGTAAGCCAACTCTGACTTCGGTCTATCCATACCGTCTTGTATGGGCTTGAAGAAGAAAGGGTAGTTAACTGAAATTGGAACGACCTTATCAGTAAACATTTTTTTAGCGTCGGATCCAGACTTGGACAAGATGCCAAACCTTCCGTCAGATGTAATTGTTGCAAGGTTAACTGTTTCGGATGATGACATAAAAGAAAAGCCACTCCGTCTATTTTTGAGGTAGCACATACCGTAGCATCTCTCATCTGCCTTGCACGCTTCCCAGAATATAAAGAAGATTCTATTTGCTTCCCTGAAGTCAGGATGCCCCACGTCGATTTTGGTCCACTGCAGGTACATATAATGAGTACCGCTAATGTAAGTAGGCTTATCTTTATTAAGAAACCAGAAACCTTTTTCACGACGTTCGAATTCTTCATTTATATAGTCTTCCCATTTTTCTTTAAAATCATCAGGATAGTCTCTCCAATCAAATATGCTTTTAATTTGTTTTATTTCTTTTGGATATTCAAAAGGTATCCAGCGTTTTTCTTGATTGATATAAACGTCTTCCTGTTTTGGTAATGCTATACACAAGTTTTGTATTTGGTATATTTCACCAATTTGGCCAGTCTTGCTTATAACTACGATATCATGTTCTTTATTATAACCGTACTTCCAAGCTTTCTTCTTGTTCATACGATGTATCGTAGTCAGTTTCACTGGTTCTACAATCTTACATAATGTTTGTTCGTACATTACTTAGATCTTCTTTCTGCAAACCCTTTGAAAGATTCTTTCTTTTCTTCTTTAGGTTTATTTTCTAAAACGTTTTCCTCATCGACAATTCTGTTAAGAATTTCAAAAGCATCAAATATTGCAAGCTTTTTAGTTGCAGCTGCGTTTTTTAATCTATCCGCGGAAACGTCATCTTCTGTTTTTGTTATAATCTGCTCTTCAGCTACTTTGATCAGTTCATCAACCGCTCTGTAGCCAGCTTGGATTATATTCTTCTTCATCTCCTTGATATTCATATTTGATAGTAATTAATTTAGTAAGGACACGATATAATCTTTGATCGTCAATTATAAACTCATATTCACTATTAGGTTTAAAACCAACAAGATCTCCTTCTTTGATACCGTTAGCTAATAATGTTTTATCAGCATACTTTAAAATACCTATAAGAGGTTTTTCAGGATTAGTATCAAAATCATCTTTATTCTTTATTGGTTGCACAAAACAATAACCTTCAGGTGCATGCCATTTACGGTTTCTTTTGTACAAGAATATTTGATCAGAGTAAACAAAGTATTTATCTTCTTCAAAATAACTTTTGCTATTTTTCTCTTCGCCTCGTATGTCGTGAAACCTACGAAATACATTATGGTGAACAATTACGGTATCTCCTTTTTTTATACCTGTTTTCTCAGCCATTGGCGTTTCTAAAACAATACCTTCTCTGCTTACATACTGATGATTTTGTATTTCAGTATTTAATATAAGCTCTTTGTCATCAATCTTTTTAGTATTGTTATATCTATTTTCTTTGGGTGTTACTATAAAACTATATAGACTTCGCATTAATATTCAAGATTATATTCAACAGATATAGCCATGTTTTTATTAAAATCTTTCCATGGTAGCACCTCGTTGCGCTTTTTTATATATACCCTAAATATATCACTTTCTTCAACAATGTCACAAATAGTGTGTCCGCCATAGACTTCTTGTCCTACAGCATAATGCATCGCGTCATTTTTATAGTCTCGACCGATGCTAATCTTACGGATTAAATTCATATTAAATTACTTATCGTTCCTGACCGCGGAACCAAAAAAATAGCCAAAAATAGAAAGCACGATTCCTTCGCAGATACCTATGAGATGAATCCAAACTTCTTTATTTTCAGATGGTATCTCTAAATAAACGATAGCATAAACGATAAAAGCAAAAGCGCCCAACCCAACAATCCCAGTAAGATTATACATAAAATCAAATCTTCCTGTCTTGGCAATCTCCACTTCACGTTTGCGAGCAGAGTCACGGTCTGCGACTTCCAGCTTATAAAGTTCAACCAGCTCCTCGTGCATTTGAGCTTTTTCTTCAGCAGATAAATCAGGTTCATTACTAATTAAATTCTTTACTACGCCTAAAACGCCTTTATCAGGCAATGAGCCTGAAACAAAACCTGGAACTTTACTTAATAAAAATTTTCCGACTTTAGTTTCTTTAAATGGTTTTTTAGACATAATTATTTTTTATATGGAAATAGCTTGTTTAAAGCATCTTTACGACCCTCACATCCGCATGGGATATTTAAACCTTTAGATACTTTATCTACAACAGACTTAATACCTGTTGCTTTTGTAATTTTTTCAATGTCATCACCAAGTCCTTTTGATTTCATTTTCTTCTTTTTAATGATTTAACTCTTCTTGGCTTACCAGCTGGTTGCCCTAATCTTTTCTTTTCAGCAATTTTTTTACGTTTTTCAGATGCTGACATTTCAGAAGCGGTTTTAGGCGTCTTTGAAGATATTCTTTTTTTGGGTCTACAATAAGGAACACCGCGCCCGTCACCTTTAGTACGGCCACAAGGCTTTCCTGTGCGAACGTCAATCCATTCTTCTTTAAACCATCTTTTAAGCGATGCGCCTTTCTTACTTTTTCTTACCGCCATTACCCCAGTTTTTAGCACCAACTTTACGGCATTTAGCAATAGCTCCAGACGCATACGCTGAAGGAAATACTCTATATTTTCTTTTTACTTTATGATAGCAAGCGTCTTTCTTTCCCATTATTTTTTCTTTTTCTTTCTTAATGCTTTAAAATCAGCTCCTGTGATTTTGTTATAAGGCGGTGCCTTTTTAGCAATCTTCTTTTGTTTTGGTGATAGTTTTTTCATATTAACAGTTCCATTTTCTTCTAGCAGCTCTACCTCTTTCAGAAGTCCAGCCTTTAGATCTTGCGCAAAATGATTTTCTTCTCTTCCAGGCTTTGCTGCCTCGTTTAAGTTTTGATGGAGGTGTGGTTACAGCAGTTTTTAATTTACTTCCGGGATTATCCCTTCTATATTTGGCAACGCCCTTTTTAGTCATGCCGCCGCCTGCTTTAGAACCAGTACCTCCGCCTTTCTTAACTTCGGCGTAATAACCTTTAGATTTTTTTCTTGATGGTGCGTTTTTACTTGCCATTACTTTTTCTTTTTAGCCATTAATTTTTTCTTTTCAGAAGCGGTCATGCTTTTTTTAGCTTTGGCTTTTGCCGCTTTAGAAGGTCTTCCTTTTTTTGAACCGTAAGTTCCTTTACCGTAGGGCATGTTTAATAGTTTTTTTGTTAATAATACGTTTGCTGTTACGTTGCTTTATTTTAACGTAGTCGGTGGTGTATTTTTTTTTAATAACGATTTCTATATCGTCATTAGCATACACTTTTTGAATAACATTGATAATTGGATTATCATCATTCGATTCTAGCCATTGTGTCTTATCTGTAATATCTACAGCACTTGTAACTTTTGTAGCTGAACAACTAATCAAAAAGGACACTGAAATAATTAATAATAGTTTTTTCATCGTTCCTTATCTTTTATCATATCATCTATAGCCTTATTAAAGACTTTATCTGTATATGATTTGTTTTTGTAAAAGACATTTGATTCTGTAATAGGTATGTCTTCTTCACCTAGTAGTATTTTATATATACGAGTTATGAGCTGTTTTGCCTTAAACGATGTCGTATATATTGTGTATTTCTGAGTAGTTCTGTTTCGTTGTCTCCATACATCAATCCAACCGTTTGCCCGTAGTCTTTCCCAACGATGTTTATCCCAGCTCATGAGATAAGTGCCATTCATATAATCATTACGTGTAAAACGCTTGAGGCAATCAAAGTATATAAGCAGCTCTAAGTCTGCGTCTGTTAAACCGTAAGACTTACAGGCCCATTTACGAACGAGCCTGTAGTACTTAAACAGTTGCATGTCTCTCAAGTCAGACGGCGATACTCTCATTCTACGATAACAACATCTTGTTGTTTAATAACGTAGTAAAGTTTACCACCCCAATCGATACCATGCCCGGCGTGCTTATCGTAATAAATCACGTCGTCTTTTTTTAAGACCTCTGTGTTATTACCCACACTAATAACTTTGCCTTTCAAATAACGAACATCAGTAGCATTATTTTCTGTCATAATGAAACCACCAACGTTTTTAGGCTCTTCTTTTATCTTCTCTATTATAATGTAATGATTAACTGCTTGCATTTTCACGAACATTTGATATTACACAATCCGCTGAAATAATAGTGTTAACCACACTTACTGCATTTTTCAATGCTGTCTTAGTAACAAGAACAGGATCAATAATACCTGTCTTAATCATATTGACTGTTTTACCAGTAACAACATTTATTCCCCAGCCTTTTCTATAATTAAAATCGCTAGGTACTTCTATATCTGCATTTTCTAATATTGTAATAAAAGGAGCCATTACTGCTTTTTGAAATACGATGTCTTCTTTTGTGTCAAGCTTTAACTTGTGCACCGCATTTAACAAAGCTACACCACCGCCAGGTACAATACCTTCTTGAAGAGCAGCTTTAGTAGCATAGATAGCATCTTCAACCCTATCTTTCTTTTCTTTTAGTTCAACTTTACTGCTTGCGCCAACCTTAATTACGGCTACAGATCCAGAAAGCATTGCTAATCGCTGCTCGATTTTCTTTTTAGTATATGGATTTTTCTCTTCTTTAATTTTTTTCTCCACAGCTTCAATACGCTGTTTCGCGGCTTCTGGCACATCTTCTATAGTTAAGATAGTATTTTTACTATCACTAATACTTTTAAGTGCTGTACCAAGCACAGATGGCTCTATGAGGTCTAAATCGTCCCCTAATTCTTCATCTATAATCTTAGCGCCTGTTAAAGAAGCTAAATCCTCAATAGTATCTCTTTTTGTTGGGCCAAATCCAGGCAAGTCAACAACATTTACCTTAATGTTACCTTTTACTTTATTCATAAGTAAAGCGGCTAAAGGCTGTTGTTCGATAGGTGCAATAATTAGCAAACTTCGTCCCTGCTTAATTACGTGCTCTAGCACCGCCTGTATTTTTCTAATATTCGGTATTTGCGACGCAACAATAAGTATATATGGATTTTCTAATTCACTTTTTTGCTTATCATCATCAGTTGCAAAATGCTGAGACTTTAACGGAGAATCAAACTGTATTCCATTTACTAATTCGAAATACGTTTTCTCATCTTCAGATTCCTCCATTAAAACGACACCATGTTTACCTACGGTCTCGTACGCTTCACCAATAATTTGCCCGAGTACTAAATCATTGTTTGTTGAAATGGACGCAACAGATCTTAACATGCTACCTTCTACTTCAACTTTATTTTTATCAAGATATTTTACAACTTGGTCCAAACCTTTATTAATTGCTTTTTTAATATCTCTAGGTTGGTAACCTTCGTCTAAAAATTCGTTCGCGTATTTAAGTAAGGAATAAGCAAGGACGGTAGATGTTGTCGTACCGTCACCCGCTTCCTTTACTGTGTTTTTTGCGGCTTCTTTAATAAGCATCGCGCCTAAGTTTTCAACCGCATCCATTAGTACAACGGATTCGGCAACTGTAACACCATCTTTGGTAATCACCGGTTTACCTAATGCATCTTCATAAATAACACATTTACCGGATGCTCCCAATGTTGATTTTACTGCGTTTGCTAATTTCTCGACACCGCTAATTATTTTATCTCTAGCATCTGTGCCAAAAGATAAATCTTTAACAATCTCACTTGGGTTATTGTATTCCATTTAATTAAATTTAAGTGACTGGTTGAGGTTGTTGAGGACTTACGCCTTTTGTAGCACCTCTGGGCTTACAGTTTCTTCTTCGGTAATTTCTTCATACGAACCGTCCTGGATATTAATTGAAACTTTTCCGTATTGCTCTTCAAGCTGAGCTTGTAGCTTAGACAATTCTTCTTGAACCGTAGCTACTTGATGTAATGCTCCATGCTTTTGCATTTCGATTCCACCGATCTGTGTTTGAAGATTTTGAATAGTTCCAACCTTTTCTTGCAGGCTTTTTAACTGTTCTTCTGAAATTTTCTTTACTTCTGACATTTTTTATAAAATTTAATATTACTTCTAAGGTTTATATTACGTAGATATACAATAAGTTAATTATTTCGCATTGTGAGTCAATATGTTATTTGCAAAGTACAAATCTACTGATTCTACATCTAATTTATATACTTCAAATT